TTGCATCCCCCAACATCATGAGTTTTACTCATGCGGCACCAATCCCGGTGCGCCGAAAGAACCGCCATCCATGACCACTGAAACAGCCTACCGCGCCCTGCAAGCCGAACTAGCCGCCGCCGAGAAGGCCACCGGCCTGTACCTCGCCGACGAGAGCGTTGACCACGAGAACGTGGAAATGGACGAGAACGCCACCGGCTACTGGGCCGCCATGATCGACGCTGCCCATATGGCCGCCGGTCTACGTGCCGAAGACGCCGGTCTGGACATCAACGCCCTGATTGGGCGCGACATCTATTAACCCTGCCCCAGAAAGGACCGCCCCATGCCCTACATCCCCCCGCCTCGCCCTACTCCCCGCTGGCGTCATGCCGCCCATGCCGCCCTTGGCACCGCCCTGTTGGCCATGTTGCTAGGCGCGGCTGGCGCGGCGGCTGTACTACTGGCCGCCTTGGTAGGTGCGCTATGATGACCTGGTACTTGGCCACTTGGACCCCGGACGGCGAATGCTGCCGCTTTGCCTCGATTGACGCCATTGTGCGGTACATCATGGACTATGACCTGGAAATTCTAAATGCCACCTTTATTTGTGTAAAACCCAACGGTGAATGGCGCGATTGCGGGCTGCTTGTAGACGCCGCGCTAGAGGAAGAACGCCTAGCGGCTGGCTATGACCGCGAACACGCCGAATGGGCTTCCAGCGCCCAAAGGACGGGGCGGTGATGGACAAGCTAAAACCCATAAAATTCTCTTTTGTCTGCCGATGCGGCTCGCGAAACCCATCCCTAGCAACCGCGCGGTATAATGCACAGGACCGTTTGCATTACGATTGCCACTTGTGCCGCCCCAGGCCCGCCTCGCCCCGGTGCGAGAGCGGCGGCAAGATGGGCTGCACCTGCGATATTTGCTTTTGACTGGGGGTAGCCATGAAGGATTGGTTTTTGGGGGAAATCGAGAGCATCTGCGAGCGATACGCTGGCGGTAATCTGGAGCGCCGGGAGGCGTTCCAAATGCTTATCCGGCTGGGTTTTGACCCGCACGAAGCGCAAGATTTGTTAAACACCGCCACAGAATAGGAAAAACCATGCTGCATGAGACAAGCGCCCGCGAGGCATTGGCCGAGATGCGCCAGGGCCGCACTGAAGCCGAATATCTGGCCCTTGTTTGGGCGTCCCGTTACCCGCATCCCATGCCCGCATCATCGCCGGATTGGCCCTACACGCCAAGCGCGGGTGTTGAGCAACCTAGCAAGCTCAGAAAGATTAAATAGTGAGCAAGCGCGGGCCGTCACTTGTCGGGCGCGTTATTGGGCGGCTAACCGTTGTTAGCCTTTCCGACAAAAAACTTCAGGGCGGCGCGGTTTTTTATAATTGCGAATGCAAATGCGGAAATGCTGTTGTGGTTTTATCAAGCAATTTAACAAAAAAGACCCCAAAGAAATCTTGCGGTTGTTTGCAACGGGACGTTTCCAAAGCGCGGTGCATAAAACTAAACATGAACGCAATTGCCCATTACATTGTAGATGAGGATTTTGATTAAATGAAAGCCGCCGATTTCTTATCTCAGGTCAGCCTGATCGTGCGCGAGCGCGGCGAGGTTTACGGCGACGCGCGGGCGAACCTGGGCGATACAGCAGCACGCTGGAGCGCAACGCTAGGCCACAAGGTCACGCCCGCGCAGGTCTGCCTTTGCATGGTAGACCTTAAAATGAGCCGCCTGAAAGCCAGCCCAACGCACTTGGACAGCTTGCAGGACATATGCGGTTATGTTGCCCTATTGTCTGAGATCATTACAGAATAGCACCTGCGTTACACCCACGGACGGCAGGTGCGGCATCCCCCCGGTTGACTTGGCGGTTCGCCGGGGGGATTGCTATCTCTCTATCACCCACACATCGGGCGACTTTTCATATATCTTTTTGGCCGCTTTCAGCTTGGTCAACACTCTGTTGATTGCGCGGCGCACGTTGTCGGGGTTGTCGCCGCCTAACGGCTTGGCCTCTGTCCGCATTTCGTGAGTCGTGACCGGCTCGCCTGAGTCCAGCATACGCAAGATCATGCTGCTGTATTTGCCAGATTTCAGGTTTTCTGCGGCTTCGCGGGCCTTATCGCTGAAGTTGGCGACCAGGCTGGTCTGCCTGTCGCCGTGCTGGTCAAGGCCCAGATCGACTGATTCCATGTCAAAATAGTATGGCAGTTCAGGGCGCTCGCCATCCTTCATCTTGGCAACCGTCATCTTGCAAGACAATGCTTCCGGGTCGGAGCGTTGGACGGACAGCATGGCGTCTAGGTTGGCTGCGATGGCGCTAGAGCCGCGTGGCCTGTTGGCCGCGTCCACGTTGTAGCCTGTGTGGTGGATAATCATGACGGTACAGCCAAAAGGCGCACGAAGGTGCTGGTTGACCGCGCGGAAGAACTCGCTGATCTGGGTTGCGTCATTCTCATCGCCCCCGCCGAACATCTGGGACAGCGTGTCAAGCACGATCAGGGTGGGCGGGACGGGCATTTCGGCAATGTCCATGCGTAGGCTGGTCATTTCCTCTTGTACGGTCAGGTTGAGCGGCGTTATGCAAATGTTGAAATCAGGCACGAATTCTTGGCCTAGATGGGTTTTTGCCCAAGCTGACGCGCGGCGATAGATGCCGCCCCCGCCTTCTGCGGCGCAATAAACCACTGGGCCTTTCTTTGTCCGCAGTCCCATCCATTCCTGGCCGGTGCATATATGCAGGGCGGCTGACAGGGCGACGAACGATTTGAACGTCTGGCTCGCACCGAATAGGCACATCATGGCGTCTTCTGGGATCACGCCCTTGACTACCCAATCGACGTTGGCTGTGCGTTCTTTTAGCTGTTCCATCGACAGGACCAGCTTTGGGAATGGGTTAGGCGGGGGTTTAGTGTCGTCTGGCGAGAATTTACCGGCTGACTCGACCATGCGGACCAGTTCAGGCCCGGTCCTGACCAGCCAGCGGTCCATTTCGGGGCCGTCCACGGTAGGTTTGGATGCGACCATGATAGACCGCAAATGATTGACTACCGCCCCCCTGTGCATCCCGGAGGCCACCATGGAGCTACTGATCTTCAGGAGCGCGTCATGGTAGGATCGTTGGGACAGGTCGGGGTTGATGATGTCCTTGTAAAGCTGGGCGGCATCGCCCGTCCCGGCTTTAATGTCTGATACAATTTTGGCTTTGCCGATTTTGCTCCTGATGTCCTCTAGGTCTAGCCCGAAACAGGCGGCAGCGTCGGCCAGCGTCTGCACTTCACTCAGGTCACAGCTAATCAGGCGGGTTGTGTAGATGCCGCCAGGCCGTGCTTTGGTGTTTGATCCCACGGGCAAGCGAGCATACCGGACGGGGTTGTTACCCGACGAATCAGCGGCGATCAGCTCCCGCGCGGCCATCTCTAACAACACGCCGTCGATCAGCGGCAAGTTGCGGGTATCGGCATCCTCAGGGTCTAGTAGTACCCCGATCTGATACCTACTAGGGCTAGTCTCCAGGACATAGCTAGGCATAGACATAAGTTGCGATGGGTCGGCATCGTCGGCCAACAATACGGCTAGGCGGCCAAACGTCTCTTTGGACCGCCGTTTTTTGCCATCGCGGCTGTACAACACCGATACGCAAAAATAGGCATTATCTTCTTGACGTTGGTTAATAATTGCCTTTTCATTGTCGGTTCCGCCGTAAGCATTGCCGCCCCAAACGGTTGGGAGCGCCTTGCTAGGGTCAGACGCAAACGCCGTAGTCCAACCGTAGTCGTAGTTTTCCCGTAGCTTGCCATAGACGGCAGCCAGGAACTCACTATTACGCATTAGAGCCTCGTTCAGATGCCCGAAAGCATTTTGATTGTGATTTTGATTTTATGCTTCGCTGCGTACTTGAGTATTTTAGGCCAGTATTTCTGGGCAATTCGCCCGCCTGTGCCTTCTTTGACTAGCCAGCGTGAGACGCCGGACTGCGTTAAGCCCACCAACTTGGCGGTCTTTGTAACTCCGCCGAGCATTGTGCAGACTGTGAAGGCCGGTTCGCACCGACCTTTGATGATTGCCATAAATCAAATCCTTTTTCTGGGCGCGGCGGACATTGGAGTGGTTCGCATTGGTTGACAAGCGCAAATATAACAAAAAAACATATTGATTTATAGTTGTGATCCCCCCTACAACGTCTTTCGCAATGATTTGGAAGGACTGATTTATGGCGTTTGACTTGAAGTCAATTCGTAAGAACGAGGCTATCTCTAGCCCGCGTGTTTTGTTGTATGGCGTTGAAGGTATTGGCAAATCCAGCTTTGGAGCATCTGCCCCTAACCCTATCTTTATCTGCACGGAAGACGGCCTTGGCTCGCTTAAAGTCGACAGCTTCCCGCTGGCTACATCGTCTGATGATGTTATGGCCGCCATTGCTACGCTGTATTCGTCCAAGCATGAGTTTCGTACTGTTGTGATTGATTCCATGGACTGGCTCGAAGCCATGATTGCCAAGGAAATCGAAGCCAAGTATGACGCCAAGGATTTGGCTTATGGTCGTGCTGCCGTGTACGCCGTTGGACGTATGCGAGAAATCTTGGACGGTCTGAATGCCTTGCGTAACGATAAGGGCATGATTGTCATCCTGATTGCTCATTGC